ATGCCGTTGTTGAAGTTAATCAAGTAACCGCCCCAAAAGTTGTTGCGGAGGTTGTTGTTGTGGAAGTTCGCCACCTGTACGTCTGCCTCAATCCAAGCGTTCCCTCCGATGTATTCGGGGAGCGGGTAGTGCTTCACGCCTGCTGCATACACACGATAGTAGAACAATTGCTTTCCGAGGCGATTCTCCGGGTCGAATGCAGGAATCTTCTCGATGTCCCCGACCTTGGGGAACAACTGCATCATGTCGTCGTTGTACCAGTCGGCGACTTGGAACATCTTCTCCTCCTTGTCAACCCTGATTTTCTCGAACGGGACGTGTTCCATCTTCGCAATCGTGCCAAGTTTGGACCAAGTAACAGCAACCGCAAAGCCGTTGAAAATCTCCAAGTCCAAGACCAGTTTCTCGGTAATGTCGTTGAGGTCCTCCGTGCTGGACATTCCATCGAAGAACTTGATGAACCGGGCCTGCTGCTCAACGGTCAAGTCATCCCCTGCCTGCCATCCACCGCCCATGATGTAGTTCACCTTGCCGTTGACTATGGCGTTGTGCTTGGAGGACCTGCGATAGTTGTCCAGCAGGTAGTAGGGGTATTCGTTGGCAAAGCCGTAGGTGATGTACTTGCCGGAACGATTCTCCAGCATGACTGGGACCTTATGCTCTATCCCAAGCCATTGGGTAAAGTGTTGAGTAGATTTATTACTCATAGCGTGTGGATGGTAAATGAAAGGGCTGAAATTGCAATACTCCCACCATCGCTTACGGCATTGATGTAGATTGTAAACTCATCGTTGACCGCACCCGTAACGTAAGCCTCCGTATAAATCGCATGGCCGTTCGTGTGGCTCGTTGTGATGTCAGTCATTGACTGGTCTATTGGTGTACCGTTCTTGGCGATGTAAACCTTGATTTGGTTGTTGTTGCCCTGCGCAAAGACCATAGACGTAGCAATGCGAAGGGCTGCACCCGTTGTGCCTGTGTAGGTGATGGCGGTGGTGGTCCTTGTGAAATTGTAGGTTGATAGTAAACCGCTTTTGAGTGGGGTTGTCAACTTAACGGCCTGCCCTTGCGTCGGGGTAAAGTTTTTGGGTTCGTCAAGGTAAAGGTTCGCAAAGCCCCGTTCCCTGTTTAATGTGGCAGTATCGGCAAGGTCATCAAATAAACCGCCTACCCGTGCAGCGGTGTTCGCCCCGGCAGCGGTTTCGTTGGTGATGGTTAATGCGCTCGCTTGGAGTTCGCTTCTTGTTTGTACGCTCATTAGTCAAAAGTTGAGTCAAAAGTGGAATCAAAGACACCCTCACCGGATGCCCCGTAAATTGTGTAGTTGATGCTATTGGCGTAGGTGTTGAAGCCTATCGTTGCGGTTTGTACAAAAGCCAAGCCCGTTTCAACGACCGCCAAAGCAGCGGCAACCGTGCTATTGGTATCGTACACCTCATACTTATAGGAACCCGTTTCAATCGACCCCACGTTAAGCGAAAATTGGTCATAGCGGTTGGTATAGTTGGAAAGGTTGGCAGATTTCAGCAGGGTGAAATCGGTCGTGGTGTTCTTGGCGATGCTCGTAAGTCGCAAGATGTAGCGGTCCCCGGTACTGGCTCGCTCGGTCCAAGTAACCGTCAGGGTGTTGGTTGTGTCAGGGTTCAGGTAAAGCATCTGCTTGTAAATGTGCGATGCCCCCGAATTTCACAATTTGCGCCCAATCTGCCTGTATAGTTCGGCCCGCTTCTTGGCGGTTTCAGCCACGTTGAACTGCTTCTTGATGTCCCGTGTGAGGTTGTCAGCCAAGCCCTTACGCAGGTCGGGGTCAAGGATCAACTGCTTGATGTACTTGTACCAGTCCTTGGGTTTGTTGTAAGGCACGAGAAAGCCGTTCTCCCCGTGTCGGATGACATCGGTGTAAGGGATGGTTTCGCTTGCGATGATGGCTTTGTTCATCCACCCTGCCTCGACCACCTTCAACTCGGATTTCAGTTTGTTGAACTTGGTGTCCCTCAAAGGTGCAAGGGTTACGTTCACGAAGTTGTAGCCACCGACGTAAGAATAGATGTCAGCAGCCTGAATGCGTCCGTAGTTCGGGTTGTTGCCTTGGTCGCTTATGATTTTCTCGTAGCCCTCGTAAACGGGGTTGTTATCGTTCCAACCTCCGAGGTAGAGCCTGTACTTGCCGTCAAGATTTGCGTCCCAGCGTAACTTCTGCATACCCTCTCGTAGCAGTTCCATGTCCTCGCCATGCTGCGCACCTCCGAACCAACCGAACTTGACGAGGTGTTTGTCAGGTTCTTCGTCAGGATTCGGAATAAACTGCTGATAGGCTTCGTAGGGTTCGTTTTGCAGAATGCTCACATTCGCATTTAGAGGCCGTATGCGAGCAGCAAGATGCTCGGTGGTACAAGTTACCCAGTCAGCCAATTTAATGTGCTTACGGATGACCTCTGCGAGTTTGGTTTCGTGGTAGTGGCGGTACATGATGTGGCCGCTCTCAAGGACCCAATAATCGTCCAAGTCAAGGATGACTTTGGCCCCGAATTGGGTCAGGGCTTTGTAAACATTTTCGACTTGCTCCATGGTTCCCTGACACCAAAGCCTGCTGAACAGGAACAGGTCTATCGACTTCAAGCCCTCGTCGCTGATGGTCGTGATATTCTCGACGCAGACGTAATCGAACTCCGGGTAGTTGTCGCCCAAGTATGCGTTCGGCATTTCAAGTCGGTAGTAACTGCACCCGGTTGGATGAGCGTTATAGACAATGCAAATCTTCATGGGGTAAAAATAAGAAGGGCAGCCATTGCTGACTGCCCCTCTCAAACCTCAGATGATGAAAACCTAAGCCAAAGATACTACGAGCCGAGTATCTGCGCAGTCGATGGTGAAAAGACTGTGGATGCAATTGAGAACATCGGGTCAGGTTCCATCCCGGTAAGCGTCAACTCGTACCCGCTGCGGTCCCCGAAGGCAGTACCAGTTCCAGCGGTTCCAGCGGTTGCCTCCAAGCCGTTGGCAGAACCCAACAACCAGTAGCGGTTGTTGTTGTCTTGGACGATGACGATGACTCGGTTGCGTACCAGCAAGCGAAGTTCGTTGCGGACTGCGACTTGCAGTTTGTTGATGGTGAACGTTACTTCGGGGGTGTAGTAGATTGAGCCGTTCTCGATGCTTGCGTTCAAGGTTTCAGTCAAAGAGGACGTGGCCTTGGTCAAATCATATTCGAAGAACCCACCCGAAGCGTACCCCGTGAAGCCTGTAACCGCACCTGAAAGGTTGGCATTGCAGGACCCCGTTGGGTTGAAGGATTGGACATAAATTGTTTTGATTCCACCTACGGAATCACGGCAGCCGAGGGCGTAGCCAGTAGTTAGGGAGCAGGACATATGTGTATTTGGGGTTTAAGTTTCAAGGAACAAAAAGCGAGGGGAGGTTTCCCTCCCCCCTACACATTAGGCCAATTTCCAGTCAACGATGAGGTCGGGGTAAGCGAACTGCACACCTGCTTTGAAGGCTGCTTGGAAGCGGACTTCGTCGTTATCACGGCTGAACCAAATCGAGAACTGCTCCTCATCGCTCAACAAGTCGGTTCCGTAGAACAAGTTGCCGAGGTAAGTTGCAACGATGCGGCTCGTTCCAGTTAAGCCGGGGACTGCGATGACCTTGATGTTGGTGCCGGGGTAAACGATTTCACCATCTGCAAGTCCAGCCAAGTCAACTTGGTTGTACATCACGCCTGTGTTGGCTTTGAACGCCATAACCAGCAAGCGGAAAGTGTCCCAACCGCAGAACATAACCAAATCGGTCTTGGTCAGGATGGCTTGTGGGATGCGAGTGTAGATGGTATCGAAGATGCTGATGACGTTGGTGGAAGTAATCGCACCGCTGATAGCAGCCGTGTTACCTGACACAACGGAACCCGAAGCAGCGTTCAACAACTGGTTAACGCCTGAAAAGTAAGCGTTACCCTGCCAAATTGCGTTTTCCAACGCCTCGGCAATACGGAGAGCCTTCTGCTCGGAGAAAGCCTGCTCAAAAGGAACACCCTCGTAGTTAGAGCCAGCGGTCAACTGGGTCTGCATCCAGTATTGTTCCAAAGAACGTGGGCAAAGGGTTTCTTGCACTTTCATACGACCAACGGTGATATTGCGCTGGGTGAAGGCAGTCGTTCCTGAAGTGGTGTAACCGCAAGCATCACCGCTTTGAATCAAAGCATCGGTGTCCATGAGGTTGAGGGCAGCAGCAAACTTTACGCCCACCTGCTTGGTGAACAGGGCTGCTGAACGGGCCGAGAATACGGCCTTGGTGATGAGAGGAAGCCTCTCTTGGTCGGTGTAGGAGGTTAATCCTGTGAAAGTAAATGCCATGGTTAGTGGGGGTTTAGGGGTTAGTTTTTGGATTTAAGGGTTTGTAGTGCTTGTGCGAGAGCGTTGAAGTTCTGCGAGGCTTGAGCCTTGCGTTGCTCGACGATTGCGGAACCGCTGGCCTTGGGGGCTTCGGCTGGGAGTTCGGAAACCTTCTCGACGATGTCGGCCATGGTTTCAACCTGCGATGCGAATGCGGACATTTTCTCCTTCATCTTGCCCATCTCGGCATAGGCAGCCTTGAGTTCTTCCATGATGGCTCCGAGGTGCTTGGCAACGATGGCCTCGACAACTTCGGGGGTCATGGCAGGATAGGCTTCTTTGATTTCCTCGGTAACCTCAACGGCTACTTCGGGGGTGATTTCAGCAGCAACGGGCAAGGCTTCGATTTCGGGGGTTGCCACTTCGGCAGCGATGACCTCGACGATTTTGCCTCCTTCGGTCTTGATCGTGCCAACGCCTTCGACAACATGCTCGCCATCGGGTGCAGGAAGTGTGCCGTCCTCGGCTACAACATAAACGGCAGTTCCGGCAACGAGGTCCCCGTCAACACGGACAACCGTGCCATCGGTCAACTTGTAGTCAGCGAAGGACTGCTTTTGTGTGCTGAATTTACGAAGTTCACTTCGCAGGGATTCGATTGCGTTTTTCAGGTTCATAGTTAGTGGGATTTGTAGGTGGGGGTTAATTGTTGCAAAAAAGCGGTAAGTTCATCGGCAAGGCCAGCGAGTGCGACCTCCAGTTCGGATTCGGTCTTGTCCATTCCAAACAGGCCCTCAACGGAGAAACCCCGGAACAGGTTGCGGTTGTCCCACACTTCATCATTCTCGACCTTGAAGGACCCGAACCAAGATCCGTCGGGAGTGTCCTCGTAGCCTTTGGGTGGCATGATGCCACGCTCGGAGTCGGTGATGTAACTCTCAAACATGAACACGCCATCCAGTTCGGCATTGTGGTAAGCGTTGACGTTATGCTGGTTGCCTTGCTTAAAGTACTTCTGCACGATTTTGCGGATGGTGGCCTTGTCGAATACGACGTAGTACTCGCCATAGGTTTCGTCCTTCCTGAAGATAGGCGTGTCTGCAAGCATGAGAGGGCCAGTCAGCACCCTGCGTTCGCCTGTTTCGCTAAAGCGTTGTGGTGTCTTTGCGAAGGCTTGGAATGGCCGTTCGATGGCTGGCATATCGGTCAACGCTACAAACTGCACTCCCTCGTCCACCTCGTCCACGGTCATCCTGTAAATGGGTAGTTCCATGCAGGTAAATGTGGTTAGGCTCCAAGAGTTGCAAATTCCTCCAACCTCCGAACCCTCCGAGTGCTTTGGGTGATGTCCCTCTCCACGACATAGGCTCGCATTGGCGATGAGCCTTGACCTTGGCCCATTGCAGCACCATCGGTTCCAAGCATGGTCATTTGCGGATTAGCGAAGATGGGAGGGGGTGCAACCTCTCCGCCTTCGCCACCACCAGCAGTCAACGCACCACCGCCTCCACTTGCCGAACTCCCTTGGAATTGGGTCTTACTGATTTTGGCGACCTGCGCCAAGCCTGTCGCAAGGGCGATACCTGCGTCAATGAACTGACGACCTTTTGCAATTTTAATCGGGTTCCCTCCAGCAGTCAGAGCAGCGGTTACGGCCATGAAGGTATTAATGAGGGCTTGACCCATGCTGGCCTTCTTGTTAATCTCAAAGGCTTTTCTTTGGTCTTTCTCGGACTTGCCCAAGCCAGCGGTCAACAAATCACCAAGCGCACCAACGGCATTTGATGCCATCTGTAAGTCCTGTTGCCTACGATTGCGTTCAATCTTCGAAATTTTGTCTGCACTATCCTCGGCAATGCCTTGCTCTTTAAGTCGCATTTCCTCGGTCAGCAGGATGTGGGCTTTAGCAAACTCGTCCGCATCCGTAAATCTCTTTTTGAGGTCTGCCTCTCTTTGGGCTTTCTCTTCCTGATGGATTGCAAGTTTTTCATCTCGCAACTTCTTTTCTCTTTCGAGTTCATCGGTAATCCTGCCAATCTTAGCCAATCGTAAATTCTCGGATTCCTGTTTGGCTGCCGAATCCATCGCCCTCAAATCTTCTGCATCTTTCTTCTGCTTTTCTATTGCATCGGTTCGCAGTTTGGTTTGATAAGTCAGCCTTGCGACCTCTTTCTCGTGAATCAGTT